GAAAAATGCAACAACTCGACTGGAGCTATATCATAAGACCTATCTATAACTCTTTTGTCAGTAAATCTAACCTGTGGTCTAGCTGCAATAAGTTGCTGGTAATCAGTATGTGGAAATACTTCTTTGTCTTTATAGAATACTCGCTGATGGTCAACTATGGCGGCATCAGCCTCGGTGTCTTCAAGATATTCCCTTAAATACTCCCAGTTCTTATTAGACAGATATTCATCGGGGTCAAGTATTATTACCCAATCACAATCTTCAAAATAATTCTGTCCAGTATTCCGTTGCTGTTCTTCACTATCCCAAGGATATTCCATAACTGTAGCTCCCATTTGTCGAGCAATTTCAGCTGTACTATCCTGTCTATCTTCTTGCCCAAACCACGGCTTCGTCGATACAAGCACTAGTTTCTCATCTACCCAATCTGGTATGTGTTTTAAAAATGGTTTTATAAATCGTTCTTCATTGTAGCAAATTGTAACTAAACCAACGTTCATACAACAATATTCTCCAACCTGCGAATTAGTTGGTGTTCTACTGCATTCATGGTTTCTTCTGTTGTAAATCGCTCAAACGCTTGATTGGTTAATGGGGCTACTAGCAAGTGCAATACCTCATGTAAAGCTAAGCGATTAATAGTTTCATTTGTTTTTGGTCTTAAGTCATCCCAATAAACGCCCAGAACAATAGTGGCAACACCACCTGACAAGTCCCATCTAGTAATTGCGTATTCATTAGGAAGATCTTCTTGGCTATAGTGTATCGACCATTCTTTAATTCCCAACTTGCAAACCCATTCTACACAGCATCTCTTAAATAGATAAAAATCTTTTTTAGTAGTTCTCATTTTAGTCCACCAATCCACCTTTCTGCTATTTTATCCCAATCATAATCACTGACATCAAGACTATCTCTCTTCCCTTTGTCAGACTTTAATAAATCAATCAAAGTATCTTTAAACTTTGTAAGGATTTTACTGTCATTTATATCACCTTCAACTAGAATTCCCTGATTACGTTCCTTTAGGGCTGCAAAATCTGTCGTTACTGGTAAAACACCACCAGCTTGCATTTTTGTCAAAGTAATACAATCAATTTCTGGAAAATCAGTTGGATAGGCGAAAACATCAGCTTTTTTAGTAGCTTCAATTATAGTTTCGCTACCAACTCTACCATGTTCCTTAACGCCAGGTTGATCTAGCAATTTCAGCATTTTTTGTTTCCATAATTTACCTTCTTTAGATTTACCTTGGGGCATACTATCAAAAAGATTAAACCCATAATAAACATCTAGTGTAGCATCGGGAACTTCTTTTATAACATCTGGCCAAATAGTGAGTAGGTTTTCTAGACCTCTATCGTAACTTGAAGTCCAAAGAACGCTATTCTTAACCTTATCTCCACCCTTAAACTTATCTACTTCTATACCATTCGGTATTATAGTAAATTTATCATCTGGTAGGTCAAATAGGCTTTTGTGATAATCGCTTTTTACAAACAAATCAACACCCTTCAAATTATCCAATGTATAGTATGGCCCACTAGGTACGTCGTGCATATCTATAATCTTGTGCTTAGCCACCACGTTATAGGCTGCGAATAGGTTATTACGCCAACTAATAATTACATTAAATAGGTCTCTAGGATTAAATTTCTCATATCTTACCCAATTAACTCCATCAACTATACCTTCTGTCTTACAATTATTGTAAACTGTAACTTCATAACCCATTTCAACCCAGCGTTTAGTCAGATGGATGACTGCTTCTTCACTACCCCCACAGCCAGTTTTCAAGCTACTAGCATCCCAATCTTCAAAAGCACTTGAGCAGAAGTAAACAATTGAATTACTAGACCATACTTTAGGTTTGGTGTATCGCCATTTAAAATCTCTTAGAATTTCTTGGTCTTGTAGTTCTTCGGGTACAGCTTCCGCAAGTTTATTTAAAGTTTTAGGGTAAAGTCTTTGAGATATTTGCCCTAACTTTACAAAAGCCTTAACATACTCATCTAAATCTTTGATGTCTTCAAAGTAATCGTTGTAGTCCTCTATCCATTCGTGGTTAGGATTTACAGCTCTTGCCTTAGAGAACCATTTATAGGCTAGATCAGTTTTACCAGTTTGGGCATAACATAAAGCCAGATAAACCATTGGTCTAAATGTGTACTTAGTGATGTCAACAGCAGACTTGGTATCTGGTATCTTTTTAGATAGTCCTGTCATAGTGAATTCAATAGATTTTTTAAAGTTATCGTCATCAAAGTAAGTTTCGCCAATTCCAAGATAGGCATCAGGTCTGTCAGGAAGCTCCTTGGTAGCACTTAGATAAGCATTTCTAGCGCTTTCACTATCTTTTAGTAGACGATAGCTCTCAGCTATGTAAAGCCATGCCCTATACTTTTCTTCATCCCAACCACCAACAGATATATATTTAGTCATTATATCTATACACTGTCCATATCGTCCCCTATTGAACAGTTCATTTCCTAAATAATAGATTGTTCTAGCATCTTTTCCATCTGTCTTTAGGTACTCGTATAGTAGAGCAATTAAGTTTCTGTTAGAAGATTGCTCCATATGTTCAGAGTTATGGTCTACATAGAATATGTTTTTTGGTATCTTCTTGCTGATTAGGTTGACACCTTCTTTGGGAGTCATTGTTTCATGGATTAGTCCAAGTTCACCGCCAACCCATTTCATACGACCATCATGGCGCACAATTCTCTCTCTAACATGGTCAGATATAGAGTGGCCTTCTTCATCCTTGCCGTAATCATAAACAGCATCAAATACATCAATATTTTTATTCATGTCGATTATTTTGCGTATATTTTCTACACCAACAACCGAATCGTCATCATCTAGCCAAAAGTAATAATCTCCCGTAGCAAGTTCAAGAGTTTTGTTGCGAGCTTCGGCAAACTTGAATATTTTATATCCTTTTGGTACATCAACGCCCCATTCTTCCATTTTTTTACGTATTTTAGGCTCTATAGACTGCGTAAAGTCTTCAACATGTACTTTGACACCTTTTTCCTTCAAAAAGCTCTCAGACGGGTCATTTGGTGGCAATACGACAACTATTTCATCAACATAACCATCAACTTGACTTAATATACGCTCAAGTCCTTGTTTACCGTCTTTAGAAATGATAGCTAAACTAAGCACGTGGTATTCTCCAATTAGGGTAGTTTTTCTTGAACCAATGTAAATCATCAATATTATCTAGAAAGTTTGGAAAGAACGCTTGTATATAGCTTAGTAGACCTGGGTGGACTATGATTCCTATTCTAGTTCCGCTGCCGAACTTCTTGCCAGAAATATCACCATACTGCTTATCTTTAAGTTCAGAACGTAACTCATCAGCATATTCATTGTACAGTAGAACCTGGTCTTGATTGCGACGAGACCATCTACTTACTAAATTTTTTATTTCACTATACCTTTTATCACCAGTTAGACCAGCTAAGGGGTTTTTCATTGATGCATCTGCACCGTTATATTCTTTTATAATGCCCATATTATACTTAAAAGCGACACCACAGGTAACGGGCAGTGTCGCTAGTTAAATTATACGTTACCTTTTTCATAATTAAAAGATAGCATAAACAAAAAGACCCTGTCAAGGGTCTTAATGCTTTTGACGAAAGTATACCTTTATATCTAAAGATGACTTCTTCCAATGAAACCTGCATTCGGGTTACGAACCTCGAGTGTAAGTTCACCAATGACTTCACGACGCTCTGAGTCACCAGTCTTAGCACGAGTTTCAATTTTTGGTTCACGTAGATACGCTATGCCAAATTTATCAGCCTCGATACCAATCAAGTCGAAGTTTGTATCACCTGATTGCTGGACGTAGCGGTGAGACACAACTTTAATTGGTTTGCCAGACGCATCAGATTCATACACCTCAATCGGTAGTACAAGTCGTTTATCATCTTGGTTATAGAACTTGCTTCCACCCTGTCCATTAAAGCCGCTAATGCGTCGCTTCAATTTCATAGGTGCAAGTATAGTATCTATGTTAGCGCCCGTAGTCCACACGTTTTGAAGATAATCGTTAAGAATTGTTTCACTTAAAGATACTCCAGATTGTGCAGTCGTAATAGATAGAGAGGCTTTTAGACCTGCCATCTGACGAGCTGTTGAGTTATTACCTGAGATTATTGTTGAACGAACTAGGTTTATCTCAGCTTTATTACCCCAGTCCTTAAGTGCCTTTTCAGCTTCGTAGGCTACACGGTCTTCAGGTGAACCATAACGGTCGGTTGCCTGTTCGGAACCAGTAACGTCAAATGCAGTTGATATAATATGCAAAACGTTACCAAGACGAGTAGGGTCATTACCATCATAGGTCGGGTCAGCGCCTTCTACCTTACCACCAACAGATACTGGTCGAAGAGTATCAATATTAGTGAAATGAATTTCGTCACTAGCTGTTGATTTTTGAAGATTAGAAAGCAAATAGTTTTCAGTTGGGTCGATGCTTTCAATTAAGTCCAGAACACTTTCTTTAACTGAAGCATCATCACGTACAAATCGTTGGTTGGGCATTACTTTACTCCTTTAAATGCTCAAGTTGATAATGGATGAGGGTAAAGATACTTACGACAACTTATTGGGTTAGAATTTTCTTCAAAACTGACATACGAGCTTCCTTCCGCTCGGTTGGACTGTAGTTACCTGTAGCCTTATTTCTAAGTTCTACGTTCTCATCTACAGCTTCAGTGTTACTTGAAGACTCTACTTGAGCTGATTGCTTCTCAATAACTTTCGATTCCGCCTTGGTAGCAGCCTTCTTTTCAGCCTCTGCTATGGCTTTTGATTGAGTCATATTCTGACTTCTAAGGTATGCATACTCCAATTTAGCTTCGTAACCATTGATTTGCGAGATAAGCGGGTCTTTTGCAAGAACTTCCTGCATAGCATCGCCATTGACGTCATTATGAGAAATCATAAACTTTATAACCGCATTATCCTGCTTCAACTTCTCGGTTTCGTTATTTAAATCAGTTTCGTAACCATCATAAAATGTTTGATCATAAGTGCTATCATCACCTTGCTGGCTTCCTGTCTGGGAGTCAGTAGATGTGAAAGCGTCTGTTAAGATGCGTGTAAGCTCAGCTTTTTCACTGGATTCTTTGCCGTATTTTGATTCGAGTTCTTTATAGGATTTCTCCAAGTCCTCTACGGATTTATATTTACCAGCTAGAAGCTTATCTTTAACCGTATCTTCAGCTTTTACCTCAGACTGTTCTCCCTCGTTTGTCTGAGTCGCTTCAGGGGTTTCTACTTGCTGTTCGCTGGCATTACTGTTTTGGGTGTTATCAGTAGCTTCGGTAGTGTCCTGTACGGGTACTTCTGCTTCTGTTACGCTCCCATCTGTAATGGTATCAGTCATAACATCTATATAATAAACCTTGTGCTAATAAAAGTCAACAACTTTTGTAAATTATGTTATAATTATTGTAAGAGAATTCCAAAAACCCCCAGCTATGTATGCCAGACTGGGGGATTCTCTTTGAATAGAATATTATATATTTTCTTGACTGTAGAATTGCTTTAACTGTTCTTCAAGATGCTTAATCATGGTATCAGCACCACGCACTTCTTGAATTGGATATAGATAAGAGATTACCTCCCCTCGTACCTTGTAAAAGTCTTCAATACTCTTGATATTGTCGTTTGTAAAGGCATAAAGCATTTTTTCAGCTGTGGTTTTGATTAACAAATCCATAAAAGCGTCTAGCTCTGTGCTGCCATTGATACTCTTTAGTTTTCTATAGGCATTAATATCTTTTTTAATACCTTCTTCTGGCTTATCCATGTTACCTCCTTAATTATTATTTTGCTGGGAATTTTATTTTCTTAGTTGGACGAGATGGTGTGTGCCACTTACTAGATTGGACAGTAGAAGTTACTGTATGACCTTGACCACCTTGAACACTGGCTGGAGTTGTTTTACTAACTGATTTTTTAACTTTGTTCTTCATAATTCCTCCTTAATAAGAATTATACACTATTAATAAAATTTTATTCTACTGGCATTCTACCTTCTAAGGCTGCAGCTGCTTCTACGTCGGCTCTGCGTCCTTGTTCGGTGGTTGGCTCTTGAACATCTTCGGAAACTTCTTGAGAAACTTGGTCAGCTCCACCTGCTCCACCACCAAACAGTGCTTGTATCTGAGACATTGCACCAGCTTCTGTAGCAGCATTATTAGCTAGGTTAGTTTGCTGGGCAACTTCCTTAGCCATGCCGAGAGCCTCTTGAAGGTCGTCTAAAACTTCCTGCTTGTGTGGCAGTTCAAAAGTATCTATGACCATCCGTATGATTGGCATTATTATACCTGGGTTCTGTCCAATAACTGGAGTTATTATTGGAGTGATGTACTGAAGTAGTTCAACAGCTTCTTGGCGTTGGGCTATCTCATCTTTAGGAAGCATAGAACCTGCTTCCATATCAATAAAGTAATCTGCTCTAACATCCTCTGGGCCAAGCTTAACCCATTCTTGAGCACCACGCTTACCAACAACTTGTATAATACGTTCCTTATCAAGGAATTGTTGGTCAAGAGCATAGACTAGATGCCCGATTTTCTTAACCGCTTCTTCTAAAAGAGCAATTTTCATAGCTATGCGTTTGCCAGCCATTGTTTGGGCGGTTACAACCTCAGTAGCAGAACGCCTTTGTGGATTATCTGGCAGAAGACCAATTCCAATCTCATCGATTGCGGTTGCCATTTTTATATCTTGAGAGGTTTGTTGTTCAATCTGCACAGCTGTTCCTTGAAGTGGAGGCAATTGGAAAGTATCCATTGAATTAAGATCAGACACCATCCAGACATTGCCTGGAGCCATGACAGCTGAGTTAGGGTTGCGAAGCGTTCCTGGGACCATCCTTACTACAGGGTTAAGTTGGAGGTTGTCGTAGTCTCGTCTTTGATTTCTAATTGAGTTTATTTCTCTTTGAAGTGGGTCAATAACGGATAGTTCAGATTGACCATAGTAACGATGTGGGTCTCGATAATCATCAAGCTCTACAAAAGGTATTTCCTTGTGGTTATATGGATTTGGTGAATCTCTTAATACGGTTGAGCGATTAGCAATTACAATTAGTCGGTCTTTTTCCCAGTATTCTAATATCTCAATAAGTTCTTTGTGCTTATCCTTTTCAGGAACATTTCCCCTATAGCGAGATAGCTTATCCATATATTCGTCCGCTCCACCACCAGGTTGGATTTTATCTACGTTTGAATAGTTTGGATTTTCCTTAATAGTTTCTAATGGGACGGTTTTACGATGTATCATATAGAGAGCGTTTCCACCGTAGCCAGCAGATGTAGCGTCTGGGTCGACGTAAATATCCATCGGGTCAATAATATCTATACATGGGTCATCATGCTCAATCTCGTTCTTAACTGTTTTTTTGTAGGTTATTTTGTCATCCTTACCTACGATAGGCTCCATGAAGGTCTTGGTTTTAGTTTTAAAGTTCCAAGATACTTTAGCATAACCTTTAGAATACATAAGTGAGTCTTTTATATAATCATACATTTTGGTACGCATACCCATGCGTTGCCATTGGAAAGTTAGAAGGTCATTAACCACTTGCGGGCCATCTGGTGGAAAGTCAATGTTACGAGCAACTGCTCGCCATTTCGGTTCCCTAGCAAATACCTTTGGTATGATTGTTTCGACAACTGTAAAAGACCAAGGAATAAACAATTTTGATCGCCATGGATACATAGAAGTGTCCAGTACACCCCTCCAATTATTGTAAGAACGTTTCCAAATGCTATCTTGAGTTGTAACCCTATAATCTCTGGCTCTTGCGAACCTATCTGTAACTAATTTTGAAGCTTTTGTTTCACCTTTTTTCATAACTACATAATATCATAAATGTTATGTAAATAATATATTGATATTGACTCCAACAGAGTAGTGTGGTACATTGTAAGTGCAGTGATAATAAATTAAGTGATGAAATGTGTCAGCCAGCGAGATTATAGTTTATTATCAGGGTAAAACAAAGAAAATTAGATAAAACTATTGACTTTTTTGTTATATTTCAATGTCTCTCACGTTTGGTATAATAAGAATTAGCAGTATAGCACCTACCAATTAGTATTTTTGGTCTCACCTAAACAAACACTACATTTGCTGCGAGGCTGATACTGCCGCCCTAATTAAGTCTCTATCTCGGAGGCTTTTTTAGTTTTGTTTATTTTTTTAGACTTGTATGTTATTATTGAAATACCTGAAAAGACTCTGACGAATCTTAGTAGGGGACATAACTACAATAAAAGAAATGAGCGCCCTCACGGAACGCTCTGACTCTGACTACCTATCATTATAGCACGTCTTGTAATTATGTAAATACTTTTACAATTAAAGTTCGCAGCCTTTATAAAAAAACTGCTGGTAAAGTTTATAGGCTCTCCGGAATTGAGGCTCTGTCTAGCCTGACAACCTCGACTCTAATGAGCTTGTAAGCTGGCTAGGTTAGCTCTACCAAGGGGTATATCAAAGGACCACATATGTCGATATGACTGGTCGGGTTCAGCTAAACCTAGTATTGTAAAAGTCATCAATCCCTAGCTCCTCGTTTAGAGGGGTAAAGGCTGCTATTGTCTTATAACCACCTTTCTTAAACTGTTCACAACATCAACCGTATTTGCCACTTGTGAGATAGGTTAATAGAGAAGAAACTTATAATAAAAGGGCGTGGCAATAAGGTTAAGACCTCTGAAAAAGTGAACAAAGTGTACTTTTCTGACACAAATTACAATTCAAAAAGTGAACTTAGTTCCAAAAAAGTGAACAAAGTTCACCCAAAAAGTGAACAAAGTATCACGAAAACCTCTGTTGAGAATAACAAGAGATTAACAAAGAATAAGGAAAATAAAAATTTTAAAGGCACAATCAGCCCACAACGCTTTGCCGAAATGAGAGATAGATTGTTTAGCAGACCTACTTAATTTCTAGGTTTTGAGTGTTAAGCATTCTTTTAAGTATTTGGAGAGCTATTCTATTGGCTTCTGCTTGATTCTCGGCTAATTGGCTAACCGTATGGGTAGTTTTTTGGTCTAGGTCTTTAATTTTTACTGTAAATTGTGGCATATATCCTCCTTAGTATCCTGTGATACACTAGTATCCTGTTGATGAATCAGCTGGTTTATGCAAATATGACTTAAACTCTTCTTGAGCTGTCTGATTATATTCTGACATCATAACATAGTAACGTAAAGCATCCATACAGTTAGATGACAGTACTCCATTTCCAAGGACAAACGTCCGAGTATCTTCAACTTCTAGGTTATAGACCGCCTCTTTATAGGAGCGTTCTCTGATAATCCTTTTAACCTGTTTCGTCTTGCGTTCATTTTGCAATTCTGGTGGCAAAATCGAGAACGAGTCGGAAATTTTGTACCATATTCTTTTCCACACTGGGAGCATTTTACTAGAGTTTCTTTTTTCTTCTTCCATGTCTCTTTGCCATGCTTTGAATGCCATTCTTTCCCCTCTGGTGAGGAGTGCCATTCTGCGGCTAAATGGCGTATGTTCTTGATATGTTCCCGACGACGCTCCGTTTCCTCTGGATTCTGCCATGCAATGTTCTGAGCTTGTGTTACTAATTCCAGATTTTTTATCTGATTGTTCTTCCAGTCCCAGTCTATATGGTTTATCTGCATACCTTTTGGTATCGTACCATTGTGATACTCCCAAACTTCCCTGTGTAATAGGTATGATTTTGCTTTTGTCCCATCTTTTCGTGGATTCGTAGTACGCCTGAAGTACCTTCCGTTGCCACAATAATAGTTTTTCCCATTGAACTGCTGTTTTTTGTCTGATAGTATAATTACTTTCATATGTTACTGATTGTATCAAATCATTTGCATTAAGTAAAGACACTGGCACATAACTTCCATCAGCAAGTAGAAATGGGTGTTCAGAGCTAGCTCTTATACTAGAACCATCGGTAAACTCTACAGTATAAATTTCTTCTTCCCCAGTCTGTCTAACATCATAAAAACGACGTACTCTACCACCTTCGCTATATAGATAACCCTCTTTACCAACGAGGTCTTTTATAGGTATTTTACCTTTTGTAGTCCATACCTCTGTTTCTCCAGTAAGACAGTGGTTGTTTTTGTCTTCTGGAAGGTTTACTGGCTCTCCTGTGCGGTCTTTTCTCCAAGAATAGGACATAAACTCCTTTATTACACCCTTACAGCGTGGATGAACTATAATCTTATCTTCTTTTAGGAGTTGTTGTACCCGATTTATACCAGCTAGTAGCCAATTACGGGAGTTATCGCCACTATTTTTCTTAACGGGGATGGAATAAATCCCATAAGTAGATAAATCCATTATAAGTTGTTTGCCAGCTGAGTCTGCATAAGTTCCAACAAAGTACCGATGGGCGGATTTTTGTTTAATAAGTTCAGCTAATTCAGAGGTGTAGATTTCGTTTATATAAATTTCGTCAAATATATAAGCTACCCCGTCTTTATTGACGCCGATAAAGTTGACAGCGTTCGGGTCAGTAGCTCCAAAGTCAATTGAGCGGTAGAATGACCAATTCTCATCAATCTCAAAGTCAATTACATGCCTACTTTCATCAAATCCTGTATAGATTAGACCAACAAACTTAGCAAACTCGGCTAAGAATTCCTGTGAGAAATATTCTTCGGTTAAACGCTTGCGTTCCTCATCAAGGTTTTGGTGCATTTGCTCCCAACCATGACCCTTATAATCGTAGGAAGTAAAATGGAAAGTTTTCCACAGTCTTTGGTCAGGATCTTCAGACTCATAGGCAACCGCATCATCCCAAAACTTCTTAAAATGGTTAGACACACCATTAGGAGTGGTAATGAAAATAGCCCAGCCGTTGGTCTGAACAAGCATAGGCGATATAATTTTGTCCCATACATTTTCTTTTTGGAAGGCGTATTCGTCTAGCACTACCCCCTTAAGTCCAGCTCCACGCAAGGAGTTTTCTTTATCAGAACCTTTAAACTCAATTATCGAATTCTTACCTGGAACAGATGAACGTATCTCTAGGATAAGCTCTTGGTCATTTTTCTTAATTATAAGCGGTTTAGGAATATACTCATCGACCAGGTCTCGCCAATAGATTGATTTAGCTTGCTTGTACTCGGGAGCGATTATCCAATAACGCCCAGGATTGGAAATAGCCTCCCTAAGGACGATATTCAAAGAAAGCGCTGACTTTCCGAACCGACGTCCTGCCCTAACTACGACATAGCGATAATCCAGAGCAGCATCAGCCACCTCAGCTTGTGCAGGATGCGGTTTGAAGTCAAGAACAGCCTTAGGCTTCTTCAGTGCTTGTATCGACATCTATTACTGTCCTACCTTCAGTTCTACGGCCTTCAAAGAAATCTGACTTAACCTCTAGGGTAACTTGGGGTTTTTGAGATTTATTCCAGCCCATAAGCTCTAGAGCATCTTTAGCAGCTAATCGCTTAGCCCCCAGCTCTACGTCTTGCTCGGCTACTTTTTTAAGTTGGGCTACTGCCCATTCTGGCGTCATACCTTTAGCCTCTAAGGCATCTTCAATCGCTTGTTGAACGTGAGGACGGCTACCAACTACAGAACCTGCTACACGAGCCACATCGGACTTCTGTGGAGTATAGGCAGAATTATAAGCCTCAATATTAGTCTTACCCTGTATCTTCAGTTTAACAAACTTACGTTCTTTCATAGTAAG